TGTATAAAATACGGCTTTTATAACAAAGAGGAGCGATTTCGCTTCTTTTTTATTTTGGGGAGGTGAGAACAATGGAAGATGCAATTTTCAATTCAATGATGCAACAGGGAGCGTTCGCAGCATTATTCGTGTGGATGCTTTTTACTACGCAAAAAAAGAATGAACAGCGTGAAGAGCAGTATCAAAAGGTCATTGAAAAGAACCAGGATGTAATTGAAGAACAAGCAAAAGCCTTTAGTTCATTAGCAAATGATGTATCAGATATCAAACAAAAAATTATGGGGAATGGTGATGTAAAATGAAAAAATCTATTAGAGTATTAAGTTCAGTCGCAACGGCTTCTATTATTCTATTAACATCTGTAGGAAGTGTTTTTGCAGATAGAGAAATGATTATTTCAGGTTTACCAAAGCAAGGATATAGATATGGGGTAGGTGCTTATGAGGGCGTTGTAGCGCATTCCACAGCAACTCCAGAAGCTCCAGCTATTAACATTCAAAAATATGAGTCTCGTACATGGAGAAACGCATTTGTTCACTATGCAGTCGATTGGGACGAAACAATCCAAATCGCGGATACAAAGTACATTGCTTATGGCGGTGGACCTGCAGCTAATAAACGCTTTGTCCACGTTGAATTATGCGAAACAGCGGATTATACAAAATTCAAACGTTCTTATGAAAAGTATGTAAAACTTTTAGCGGAAATTTTGAAAGATAACAAGATATCTGTAGAAAAAGGATTGTGGACACACAGCGATGTAACACATCACCTTGGCGGTACGGATCATGAAGATCCAATTGACTACTTAAAGTCTCATGGCGTTTCAGAAGCTCAATTCAGAGCAGATGTACAACGAGCATACACTAATGCTAATGTAGATGTTTCTGTACCGGACAAGCCATCTAAACCATCAGAAATTCCGACAGTTATAACAGATGGTGTCGCTTATATTGAAGGTTACAACGTTAATTTACGTAAAGGACCAGGTACAAGCTATTCTAAAATTCGGCAGTTAAATAAACCAGAATCTTATGTTGTATGGGCTGAAAAAGATGGTTGGTTAAATCTTGGTGGAGAGCAGTGGATTAAGAACGATCCGTCTTATGTGAAGTTTAATAAGAAAAGTACAGTAGATTCGTCTATTGTAGGGAAGCGTGTTGTTTCAAAAGTTAACAATCTACGTTTCTATGATGCTCCATCTTGGCAAGATAAAGATGTTGCTGGTTCTGTAGATGCAGGATTAGGATTCACGATTGATGCGAAAGTAACTGTAAATGGATCGCCACAATATCAGGTGCACAATTCAAAAGGGCAAACATATTATGTAACTACAAATGGAGCCTATGTGTATGTGAAGTAAACCTATTTAACTCTAAAATTCGTTTGCATAGAAAGAAGCATCTTTCCAAAGAAGGAGGGATGCTTCTTTCTTATTATAGTCTAAGTGTCTTTTTAATGTATGCTACATAATCATATTTTACGACTATAAGCACATAGTAAGAATAGTTTCTAACTTATTTTTTCTGAGTAGGGGGCTATACTAATCACTGTACGATCAAAACCTATTCTTATTCTACTCCAACTGCATCATATGCTAATGTCACAGCATTCACTTCAGCCGAAGTGGAGCCATATAAGTCAGCTGCGGCTTGCACAAGTGCTGCACGTGCTTGACTAAATGTTGTAGATTCAGTGAAATATGTTGTATTTGCACGGTAATAAATTTTTCCAAGCTTATCTCTTCCAATACCAGGAACTGTCACACCGTAGCTCGTTCCACCTTCTGCTAGAAGATATGCGGCTTTGTTAATAATACTACTGTTCGTATGAACCCCACCATTATCATCTGTACCTGTGTATCGATCTGCGTAGTTGTCAGGATCACCATATTTCGTTGGATCGCTCATCGAGCGTAGCGCATCACCTGGTGTATTTGGTGTATACACATCTTCTCCGATGTCATAATTCCCTTTATTACCTTTATAAGAAAACTCGATTAATGTTCCAAAAATATCTGATATTGCTTCATTTAAAGCACCTGGTTCATCTTGATACGTAAGATTTGAAGTGCGTTCCGTCACCGCATGTGTTAATTCATGGCCAATCACATCTATTCCACCAGATAAAGCAGTAAACATTGTGCCATCTCCATCTCCATATACCATTTCTGTTCCATCCCAGAATGCATTATCATAATCTTGATCGTAATGTACAGTCGATTTTAACGCTGCGCCATTATTGTCATATGAATTACGATTAAATGTTTTTTTATAATAATCATATACGATACCAGCATAAAAGTGGGCATCTACCGCGGCTCTATCAGATGCTGTTGTATATTTATTTGTTTTCTCTACCCATAACGAACCAGGTAATGTTGTACGATTCTTGGCATTGTATGTGAAAATCCCTTTACCTCGTGTATTGTCTTGTAAATAATATCCATTGGTGTTTTTCACCATATTTAATGCTTTCGTATCCCCTAGTACACCAATTCCAGTGCCTGTTGTAGCTGTCCCAGTTATAGTTTTTAAGTCAGGAGATAGAGATGCTGCTTGTATAGTAGCTGATTTATTATTATCCTCTTCTTTTTTTATTTTGGTAGGGTTTTGAATTTTATTATACTTGTTTAAAATTTTACCTGTTTTCGCTTCAATAAAATAATCATAGTTACCTGGTTTTGGGGAAAGGAAATGTAAGCTTACTTGATATGCATATGTGGCTGTTTTCTCATGTGTATATACCACTAATTGTACTTGTGGTTCCTGAGTATACGTTGGTGTGTACCCCAAATCTTTTTGGGCTATGGATACTATTTCCTTCTCATTTTGTTTGGATACTGCGTTTAAATTGGCTTGTTTATCTAAGTCTGGAATAACAGATCCTGATACTACTATTAATACCCCTTGTTTATTTACATGCCCTATTTGCGTGGAACCGAATACGGGAACTCCATTATACATTTGTTGTAATCGAACAATTGTATTTCCAAACTCATCTTTTTCTTGCGATATTATTTTAAAGGATGCTTCAGCAGATCCTTGCCCGAATTTATAGACGTTTTTGTTTGTATTGAAGTAATCTAGGACAATTGATTCTGGACTTTTGGAAGAAGGTTCTGTAAGTAGACCTGACTTAAATTCTGGTGATCCGATTTTTTCATTAAATTTTTCGGCTGATATCACATTAGATGGAAAGTTTTGAGGGCTATTCTTTGCGAACGCATGAGATATAGATAAACCACTTAACGCTACTCCTATCGTTACCATCAAAGCAACTTTTCTTTTTTTCATTCATATCCTCTCCTTTTTGGATGTATCTTACAACTTACTAACATGGTATACAGGTAACTGAGATGCAACTGTAAAAACAATCACAATATACATAGTCATGCATGAAAAATAGTACTTTTAAACATATGCGATGGAGAGGGAGATATTCTACAATTTTAATCTTTTAATGTCCGTACATAAAGAAACGGGGATTAAAAGTTTTTCATGTTCAATCTATTATGCATTATCACTAAGGAAGTTTTTTTGCGGGGTACTCCAATATTTACAACAAGGAGCATTTTTTTCTAAGGGAGGAATGCTTCCTGTTGTATTCGTTTTTCTGCTCTGAAAGTATCTGTTTTATCTAATAAATCTGTCTTTTATTGATAAATATAGAATAGATCCACATGATATGGATTTAATATGTTAATTATGAGATTATATTAATACTAAAAAGTAATGAAGGGGATGAAATTCATGAGTACACCAATATTAGACCAGGTTCTTAATGCAATTATACAATTCTTACATCTTCCACGTTGCTAAACTAGGTATGTGTACAGTAAGGATAGCAAAAAAACATCTTCCTGAGGGTGATGTTTTTTATAGTTTATGGTGTCGATATAATTGTATGTAGTACAAATATAGAATATATTAACAAATTGGCTATGTCACTCTTCACAAACACAGCTATTTAATATGTTACGAAAGCTGTTGTCTATATCGCCCGATTTTTCACAGCGTGTTAGATTGTATAAAATAAGTTTTTCACATCCTACATCTTTTTTGTATTTCATCAAGTCATTTAGAATAATACGAGTTGTTCATCTTCTATTTGTTGAACCGCTATTTCCTCCTTGTATAGGTTGTGATGAGCAAAGTATGCTATTATGCATTTCATTCTACATGGAGTTCGATTACCTTTTAAAAGAATAGTTTGGTTGAAAAAAACAAGAGCCGTCCTATGGTAATGGACGGTCTTTTTGTTTTAACGTTTTATGTTAGTTTCAACGATTGAGGAGGATATATGAGGTACGCCGTATTCATCTTTTCCATTATATGTTCCATAAACAGTTACTGGCATAGCGTAACCTAATTTTACTCCGTTTTTTAAAATGATTACATCCTGATTAACGGTTATTTCAGGTTGAATAATCGTAACCTTATACATCCCATTATTATCACCTTCTGTCGTTAGTGTAAATTCAGGAACGGTGGACCCTTCTACATTCTTTAACCCAGTAATCGTGCCTGTTATTTTCAATTTCTTTCCGATTTCATATTCGCCATAGCTGGCGACTTCGAAATTAGCTTCTTCAGCCTCTTGCTTTATCTTCTTATTTAATTCATCCTGAGATGTTAAATCTTTTTTTGTTTCTGTTTGAGATTTAACGTTCGTTTTTTCGCTTGATTCATTTTGTTTAGAAGAATCACAAGCAGTTAGACTTAACGATAGGGCACTTCCGATGCAAATGCTTATAATTTTTTTATGCATTTTTATTCTCCTCCACTATATCCTCTATCCAAATTTCTTCCATGTGCAATTTTAATTCCTTTGCAATTTTATAAGCTGTAAGAAAACTAGGGAGTGTCGTGTTATTAACAAGTGAACTCATTGTAGTTTGACTAATTCCAATAAGTTTTGAAAATTCTTTTTGACGTATTTCTCTTTCAGCAAAAATAACACGAAGTTTACATTTTAATCGCACAATATCGCCTCCTTAATTATATACAATTCGCATATAGAAATGTGTCCTCCTTTAATTTAATTAACGAACATTTAGAAAAGTTTAAATGGACAGGCAATATAACTTCTTCTAAGTCATATACCTATATCAAGGCCACGAGGAATACCAAGTGGAACTAAGGACATCAAGAGGGGAGAGGGATATATGCGTTGGCAGTATAACCACCTAAATACAACACCATATCTACATCCTTCAAAAGAATTAAATGGTATGTACAATGAAGCGAGATCAAGAGCAGAAACAGAAGCTATTCTAAATCACATGAAAAACCATGAAGTTTATGATCGAAAAGAATATAAAGGGTATTTTAGTTTGTCACAGATATTGGAAGAAGATTTATATGGTGAGGAAGAAGATGTTTTTAATTGGGAAATTCTAATGGATTGTTATGATGTCGTCCGTACAAGAAAAGGTATTACATTTCGTGAAAAGGAAGAGGAGGAATAAACATGACACTAGCAGGGGAAGCGGTAATTATTTGGACGGCAACAGGCTTGTCAGTAGTTGCAATGAAGGTAGCAGAGAAAATGGGGAAGAGTGTTCCACATTGGCTTCCACGTATCACCTTGTACACAACTCTCACAGGCTCGTTCTTATATCTTCTACGTTATGTTCTCATTTTGTTTCTATGAGGGAATACCAAGTGGAATTTAATCATCATGCAGAATATAAGGTTTTTGGCTTGTACGTTCGTATTCCTTGAAACAGGGATATATACCCTCTATAAGAGGGATATAGGGAGTGATTTTATGTTGGAATTATTATCCGTACCGCTGGGGGCAATAATTTTCGCTATATTCAGTGATAAGTTCAAAAGTAAAGAGGATGACCGGAAAAAGATACAAGTATTTTTTGAAGTAAGTGGAATTGCGATTAGGAGTGATGAAAAATTACAGTATCCGGTTTTTATTGAGCAAAAAGATGATGATCGTAGTACGACTTATGTGTATCGATTGCCAGTAGGGATGCCGTCAAAAATCATTCAAAAGGTAGAGGATGTTGTAAGTGAAGGATTAAGTAAGCCTGTACGAATCCAATATGACAATTACAAATTAAACATTCGTGTATTTTATAAAGATGTGCCGGATAAATGGGACTGGGAAGTTGGTTTGATAAAGAAAGGGAAATGGCAAGTTCCTATGGGTCAAAGTTTAGAAAGATTAATATATCATGACTTTGATAAAACACCACATATGGCATTAGGCGGACTTACACGAATGGGTAAGACAGTATTTTTAAAGAATGTATTTGCTTCGCTTACTCTAGCACAACCAGATCATATTCACTTATACATTATTGATTTAAAAGGCGGTTTAGAGTTCGGACCGTATAAGAATTTAAAACAAGTGGATTCCGTTGCAGAGAAGCCTATAGAAGCTTTTATGGTATTAAGCGATATTCTTAGGAAGATGGAAGAGAAAATGCAGTATATGAAAGCCAGACATTATACAAATGTTGTAGAAACGAATATGAAAGAGCGATATTTCATCATAGTAGACGAAGGTGCGGAACTTTGCCCCGATAAAAGTATGAAAAAGGAACAACAAAAACTATTAGGAGCGTGTCAGCAAATGCTCTCTTATATTGCTCGTATAGGTGGAGCGTTAGGTTTTAGATTAATTTTCTGTACACAGTATCCGACAGGAGATACATTGCCACGACAAGTGAAACAGAATAGTGATGCTAAATTGGGCTTCAGATTGCCGACTCAAACAGCTTCTGGTGTTGTGATAGATGAATCAGGCTTAGAACCTGTCTGAAAT